GCGGACCTCTGCCGACGTTCTGACCATCACCACGGCCGACGTGCAAGGCACCAGCCTGGCAGACGCCCTGATGACGGACACCCCGGTGGAGATCCTGGTCTACCCGGCTGACGAATAGCGGGGGGCCACCCAGGCACCAGTAATAACCAGCCTCCCCAGAGCAATCCGCTCAAGGGGAGGCTTTCGCCAATAGGAGAGCAGTATCATGAGCGACCTGACGAAACAAGAACTCATATCAGCGCCGGAGGCCATCGAGGTTCCCGCCCTGACCCCGCCAGAGGACAAGCGGGGGAACATCATATCCGCCAGCGAGATCCAGGACCTCTACCAGGCCACGAACCAGCAGCTGGCCGCAGTGGTCGAAGCCGTGAACACCCAGGTGGCCTCGCTGATTTCCGCTGCGAACACCCAGCTGCGGAACGTTATCGACGCCATCACCGGAGGGGCCGGATTCGACAACCAGCTGATGCAGATGACCGTTATGGAAATCACCGGAGGTGCCGACGGGAGCCCCGAAAATACTGTGGTCGACTACATCGTTGACCAGATCGGGATTGAATCTGCGGTCAGTGGTTTAAGCTGGTCGGACGACGACGACGAACATCATTATTTGGAGCTGACCCAAGCCCTCTCCGATAAGCTCAGTCGGGTGTCAACGATGGGATGGGTGAACAACTCGGAGCCATCGGGACCACAACTGCAAATGGCAGGGTCAGCGCTTCAAATGGTTTCGGGGGAGCAGGGGGCTCCCAGCCAAATTTCTATCGGCTACGAGGAGGTCGGATTGCTGACCCTGATCCATTTTCCTGCTGTCCATGACTGGATGGAAGCAAGCGGCGACAACGATGGGGTTGCCCCTCCCACTATGGCAATGTCTGCTCCAAGCCAGGAATAGGGCTTTCCGATGCGTCTGGCGGAGCTAGCAGAACGGGGAGCCATCCCTTCATTTCTTGAGATCGCTCTCCGGGGATCAGAACGGTGGCGTGTGGAGCGGATCAGTCGCCCATACCCTTACGTCTACCAGCTTCGCCAGTACGACCTATTCTACGCCAGAGACATCGAACCGCAGCAGGGGCCAACGAAATACCTACATTCGGCAAGGGTCATTAATCACGCCGCGAGAAAAACATCAAAAACCGTCGTATCGAAGGCATATGAGCGGGTATTTCAACGCCCGCTCCTCGTCTACTATGACAGGGACCCAGACCCCGGCCTCGTGGTTTCCAAAAGCGAAAAACAGACCATCGGGGTGGCCAGGATCGAGGAGCCCACGTGGAGGGGCCGCTGCTACAATCGCATAGCGGGCAAGCTGAACGAGACCTACGGGGCATACATCATCGACGGCGAACTGGTCTACCTTTACAAATTCACAGCGCCAGAAGGGACGCCCGCAAAACTGAAATCGGTCATCGAGCGAACCTACTACACCCCAGAGGAAAGCCACCGGATGCTGGACCCGCACATGGACCAGATCCGGACCATGCTGGACCTCCTGTGGGTGGACCTTTGCCGCATCGACATGGGATTCGACCCGGACGGGACCCCCGTCATCTACGACGTCAACTCGTCACCCTTCGAGGAGAACCACAAGGACCCGATGTACCAGAAAACAGGGCTTCAGGAGTATGCCAGATCCGTGGTGGAGAAGGCCCTGGACGCAAGGATGGAGATGGCCAGATGAAGGACCTCTACCCGCTCCACATGCCGCCAGGTTTCCACCATTGGTACGTCGGGACGGCCATGAAGGCCCTGGCCTGGGTCCTGGTTTTCCTGGGGCATTTCTGGAGCGGGATAGCGCTGCACATTGCCGGCCAGGCCCTCCGGGACGATGACTTCTACCAGCACACCAGGCAGCTGGCAGATCCGGACTACCACAGCCCGCTGCACAAGCTCTACGGCCGGACCCTTTACAGGTGGGAGCCGATCAGGAAGCTGAATGAGGCAGCAGACGAAATCATAAAGGGATTCCAAGCATGGAAAAGCTGAGACAGGCATTTGATATCCGCCTCGGCATTCAGATCGTCGTGATGGTTTTCGCCGCCGGCGTTGCCTGGGGAGCAGCAACCCTGGGCATCGAGGACAACAGCCGCCAGATCGCCAGCCTGGCCAGGGACGTGGACAGCCTGGCCATCATTACGCAACGGATGACGCCGGACGTCAAGGAGAACACCGCACACCGGAACGATGAGAACGTCCACATGCCGCTCCAGGAGAAGCTGGAGATCTTTGTGGCCAAGCAGGTTTACGAGGAGAACAACCTGGCCCTGCAGCGCCAGCTTGCATCCATTGAAACCCAGATAACTGAGCTACGCAGGGAGGTCCTGCGGGCCATCGGGAACAGACCAGAGGGAGGATGAGATGAAACGAACAACCATGATCATGGCCTTGCTTTTGGCTTTCTCTATTGTCGGGATTGCCGTCGATGCCATTGGTGCCCCGGCCGAACCGGAGAGCCGGGACGTTGAGGTCCCTTATATCCTGGATGAGGTCCCCGGAGTCGGAGATTTGACCCAGGAGGAGGAGAATATCGTCCTCCATGACATTCTCGAACTCATTTCAATTTTGCCCTGGTTTCAAAAGGCCGTTTCCTGGTTGGTGATCGCTCTCGCTGTTTTGGCCGTTTTAAACTATATCGCCCTTCTGACACCCGTCCCGTGGGATGATGCGATAATCGGGCCGCTCTACACCCTTGTTACCCGACTTTATTTATTGATGAGGCGACGATGATCAACATCGAATCGCTCCGAACCCTGGCTGTCCGGTATGCCTGGCAGTTTATAGGAACGCCATACGAATGGAGCGGGGACAATGCCCAGGGGGCCGACTGTTCCGGTTTCGTGGGAATGGTCCTCCGGGCCGCCGGTCTCATGCGTAACCGTGAGGATCTCAATTCAAAAGGTCTGCATGAGAGATTTATGGAAGGCTCAACGACTGAGACCCGACCGGGGAACCTTGTGTTTTATGGGGAACTTGACAGAGGCGGGATTTCCCATGTCGGAATCTTCATTGAGGACGGAATTATCCTGGAGGCCGCCGGCGGCAATTCGAAAACAAAAACAAAAGCCGACGCCGACCGGGATAACGCATTTGTGAGAATGCGGCCATATACCTACAGGAAAGACCTGCTCGCAATCGTTGACCCATTCAAGGCCAGCAAGAAGCACTAGGCCAAGCGGAGGCCGTCCAGGATGATGTACCAATGGGGAACTACGACATTGAGCATCCCCGACCAAGTCGAGGCAGATCCGGCTGGCCAGGCCGGGTACCTGGGCGGCCTTCGCCTCGAACAGATCCTGCGAATCGTGCAGGAGAACTTCAGCGATATCGACCACGACCACGATGGCGACTACGCCGCTGCGGGGCACGACCACGATGGCGACTACCTCCGCACCGACGGGGACGGTACCATCGAGGACGCCGGGGACAATACAATCCTACATCTGAAGCCGGGAAGCGGGAACAAGTACACCGCTTTGATGCTAGGTGAAGCAACTCAGAACACACAGTACATTATCGCCTACGGTCCATCTTATTCAACAGCGAACCCTACCTCGTCCTACCCGTACCGCCTGGCATTAAAAACAAACCACGCCGACGGAACCGTCGCTATTCACACGGGAGTACAAGCTCTAGCAATCCTCGTAGACGCCTCACAAATCGCCATGTTCATGAACACCCCGACGGTGCAGGGGGAGGACATCTACCATGAGGGAAACCTTACGATCAACGAGGTCCCTGCGGTGAACCAGATCAACCACCGGACCATGAAGATCGACATCAATGCAAGCACCGGGGCAAACATCGACATCCCAACGAATTGTGGCGGCCAGATCACCATCCTGGAGGATGGAGCGAATCATCAAGCATTCGGGCTATTCAACAATGAAGGCGGGACCCTGGACTACCAGGAGCTACGGGACACGGGCGGCCACGTTTCAATGAGCGGCAATAGCATAAGGATCTACAACAACCACGGGGGAGTCGCCAGTTACTACGTCTACATCGCAGGGCGCAACCTTTCAGGAATCACCGTGACGCCAGATTAAGGGAGGACGGCATGAAGAAAATAGAGCGATACAAGATCGAGGGGCTCCACCCGGTCACCAAGAAGAAGGTGACCGTGAAGGCAACCCAGAAGGAGCTAACCCTGGGCCAGGACCTGGCCCTACTGGACCTCCTGGACGGATTCAGCCTGGAGGCGCTGATGCTAGAGGGGCGGAACGCCCTGCTGCGCTTCCTTTTCGACGGCGGGATCTTCGGCGAATTCATGGACATCATCATCCAGACTGAGAGCGGCGAACGCCTCACAAGCCAGGTGGACCTGAACACCACCGGAAACAGCTTCATCGTCCCGGCGGTGGCGCATTTTTTCAGCTTAAACGGTCCAGCAATGAGGCCGTTAACAGGCTTTTTCCAGAAAAAAGACCTGCAGGAGGTGACGATGGAATTCTTCAGCAACTTGATCGTCTCTCTGCGGAAAACAGCCGCAATTCAGCAGAGCCGGGAGAGCGGGAAAGAGAGTCCATAGAGGACCTGCTCCATACGCTATCCGGCGGGGATCTGTGGAAAGCCCAAGAGATCGCCAAAAGGACAACCCTGACAGAAGCAGCGAAATGGATTAAACAATGGGAACGCAGCAAGTCGGCATAGAGATGTTTCTGGACGATGCCCGGTGGAAACGGGAATCGGGCCAATTTGACAACCAGGTGAAGTCCTGGGCCGGCGGGCTTACAACCCAGATCAACCGGGTAACCCAGACAGGCCAGAGCCTATTCTTCATCATCAACGGATTCCAGGCCGGATTCAGGATTCTGGAAGCAGCGATGATGGGGCCGGTCAACGCCAGCAGCGACCTGGATGAGATTATAAACAAGTTTAACGTCGTCATGGGGCCGCATGCAGAAGCCGTCGAGGCATGGGCTGCCGCATACGGCGACGCTTCAATCGGGATCGGCCGCTCCAAGAGATCCCTGCTCGAAATGCTTTCCACCCTTCAGGACACATTCGTGCCATTGGGATACGCCAGGGGTGAAGCCGCCGAAATGAGCAAGACCCTGACGCAGCTAATCATCGACACCGCCAGCTTCAACAATAAGCTGGATACGGAAGTCCTGGCGGATTTCCAGAGCGCCATCGTGGGCAATCATGAGACCGTAAGGAAATACGGGATCATCATCACAGAGGCCAGGCTGAAGCAGGAAGCCTACAGGGCCGGCATCATCGACACCAAGCGAGACCTGACTGCCCAGGAGAAGGTCCAGGCCCGGCTGAACCTTATCATGGATGGAACAAAGGATGCCCAGGGCGACGCCGCCAGGACAGCAAACAGCTACGCCAACGTTTCTAAGCGCCTGGACGCCATCACAGAGGACCTGGTGGGAACCCTGGGGCAAAGGTTCATCCCAAAGGCTACCGGGGCCAAGCTGGCCATTATTGGCCTCTTCAAGTCGCTGCAGGACCTGATCGAGATCCCGGTCACAGAGCAGCTGGAGGCACAGCGCACGGAGATGGCCGACCTCTTCACCGTCGCAAAGGACCTGAACGCAACAGAGGAGATCCGCAAGGCAGCCCTGGATGAGATTAACACCAAGTACGGGGACTACCTGCCGGCGCTGCTCACAGAGAAGACCAGCCTGCGGGACATCCGGAGAGCCCAAGAATCCGTGAACACAGCCCTCCTGGACCGCATCGCCATCGAGATCCAGGGGGAGAAGATCCGGGCCAAGATGAAGGAGTACGACCAGCTGCTGGACAAGGAGGAGTCGTTAATCCACCAGGTAGCGGCTGCAGAGGCCAAGCTGACCCAGGAAAGGACGGATGCAGCGGAAGCGGCCAAACGGGTCAAGGACACAATTGAGAAGACAGATGGAGTGGACCCACGGGTGGCATCGGCCAACCAGGACCTCGCTGGATCGATGCAGGCCGTCGCTACCGGGGCGGACATGGCCGGCACGGGGATAATTGCTGCAGAGGCGAACCTGGCAAGCCTAAAGCAGCGCTTGGTGGACGTCCGCAAGGAACAATCTGGCCTGGTGGATGAGACAAAGGCCCTGAAGGATCGTCAGAAGGAACTAGCTGATGCTTTCGACCTGGGCCACGGCGGTGAAGGTGGGGGGAATGACCAGGAAGCCGCCAGGGAGGAGGCCGCACAAAAGGCCAGCGAAAACATCAAGCTCAACCGCCGCAAGGAAGCAGACTGGATCACGAAGGAGAGCCAGCGGGCTGAGAAGGAGGAGGCCGCCAGGCTGGCCAAGATCGCAGAGCTTCGGCGCAAGGAGGCCAGAGAGACCGCACAGATTGAGATGGAGGAGCGGGAAAAGGTCCGGGATGCATACAGGCGGGACTTTGAGACCGCAGCGCAAGTGGCAATGCAGATCGGGGAGGCATTCTCTGGAGCCATCAACGAGCATGGGATCAAGGGAGCCCTGAAACAGGCCCTGTACGTTTACCTGGATTACCTGCAGAAGCTGGTCCTGGCATCCCAGGTGGAGGCCGGGGTCCGGACCATGAGCGGCGATATGACGGCGCTTCTGAAGATCGCCGGGATAACAGCCGCCTTCCAGGTCGCAAAGGCCGCTATTCATGAATTCGCAGAAGGAGCAATCGTCACGGGTGGGACCGGCGGGGTGATAGCCCGGGTGGGAGAAGGCAAGCACGACGAACTGGTGGCTCCGCTGGACGGGCCAAAGTCGCCTTTTGGGCCAATGATCACAGCAATCGAGCGCCTGGAGAAGGCCGTCAGGGAAACACCTCCCACGCTGATCAACTCAAGGATCTCCGGCAAGGACCTCCTCCTGGTCACAGAACGAGAGCAGCGGACAAGGATAGGCAACTAGGATGGGAGCATTCAGGCTACAGATCCAGCCAGCAGATACCCTGCTGGATTTCAGCGAATCGGTCCCAATGGATGCAATGCCAGGGGTGAACCTTCGCTCGGAGGGGGAGATGCTCTGGGATTTCAGGGCGGACAGCATCACCATCGAAGCCACCCGGCGCTTTCTGGACATTACAGGCAAGCAGCCAAGCACCCTCCATGAGCTACGGAAGAAAAACGTGGAGATCCATTACTACGGCACCCGGGTCTTTGTCGGGGCGGTAGAGGAAATCGAATACAACTATGACACCAGGCGGACGGCCATCCGGGTGGATTCAGCCGGCCTGATCGTTAGCCGCATCCAGGTGGAGGAATTCAGCACCGTCCAGAATACGATGGTTGCACCCCTCACGAACGAACAGATCCTGGAGCAGATCCAGACCCTGGCCAACCAGGCCCTGGAGGAGAAGGAATACGACTTCAGAGTCACCGGATACAGCGATGATGCAAGCAACTTCGCAGCCAATACCACCATCGTCTGGGCGAACGCCGGGCTGTTTAACCTGGAGCCGCTCCTGGACAGATACCAGCTGCAGGCCATCGCCCAACAGGATGACAACGAAACGCCCTTCCTGCTTTTTAGCCGCCAGGAACCCGTGACCGTGGACGGCGGGATCTACGTGCCGAACGCCACAGTCTACTACCGGGCTCCTTTCGACGGGAGCATAGAGAGCGACCTGGAAGACAACCTCGAGAGAATAGGGAGCGATGCATCGGCAACCACATCCTCCGGGGATGACTTCGTGGAAGCATGGGCATACCTGAACGGCCAATGGGTGGAAGACCTGGGCAATGGCCAGATCAACATCCATGACATGGAGAGCACCGGCCAGAGCGCCGGGATCGCCAACCGATATCGCTACTACCCAAGCGGATACCCGTACACCATGGACCCGGCGAACCCGATACACCTGATCACATCCTTTTTGATCCAGACCTACGGTGCAAGCGGGGATTTCAGGGGAGGAGTAAGCATCGGGGATCGGGTCTATTTCGACGGCACGGGATCTGAGCATGAAAGCGTACCAGGCACCCCTGGCCACCGGACCATCTACGGGGTGGAACTGACAGAGGATGATCGCCACAACTACCACTACGCAAGCGGCACAACCCTGGGTCAGGTGATGAAGGACCTGGCCATCATGACGGACAGCATGGTGGGCTTCCGATACGACGAAGGGGTCATCGTTTACCTGGAGGGGAGGGATTCAGGGCCAGAAATTACCACGGGGCCGCTTCGGAGATTGAGAGCGGTGAGCCGCAACCAGGAGGAATACGAATTCGAGATCCCTGCAGCATACGCAGACTACGTGCACAGCTTCAACCGCCAGCAGATCGCAGACTATTACGAGGCAATAAAGAACGGGGGGAGCGTGCTCTTTGAAGGAGAGATCCCGATAGCTGCCCTGGAATTCACGCCGCTATTGCCGGGTCACAAGATCATCACGCCGGCCGGGAGCCTGGGGAAAGCCAGGGACATCGAACTCAAGGAGCGGACGGTCACGTTTAAAGCAGAGAAGCGGGGGGACCCAGATCCGGGGACCCTGCCACCCATGAGGTAAACCAATGCCAATATTCGGAACAGACATGCCTATCCTGGTCGTCAACGGCCGCCAAACCCAGATGCCAAACACCATCCAGGGAGGCCGCTACGAGGATTTCATAAAGGAATCAGACATCTACACAGACGTAAACGGGGACCTGCAGGAGGACATCTACGGGTGGCGGCTGCGGGCCGAATACGAGTGGCACAAAGTGACCAATGATTTTCTGGAAGAATTGGCGGATGCCGCCGGCCGGACGTCCGGCGTGGGGATCCTTTTAGGGCCATTCCCGGTGGTGATGAAGACCAGGGTGGTGGAATTCAAGAAGGGTCTGCGGGATGGCCTGAATTACGAGGACGCCGCAAGCATTCGCTTAAAAGGGGTCCGCTTATTCCAGCAATATCCGAACCCGGACCTATTGACAACGGCAATGACCAGCCTGCCGCCGGCAATGGCGGTGGTCTCATAGGAGGAGCAGCAAGATGAGCGCCAGATTCACGTTTTTTCTAACCCATGAGGACGGCGATGGCGACGTCGTCTACACCAAAGACAAGATCGAAGCCACCGGGGCGGGAGCCCTGGGGGATTTCCACGTATACAAGGACGGGGTCCTGGACACCAGCCTGCACGTAAAGAACAACCTGGACGGGTCCTACTACTTCGAGTACACGGCAACGGCCAAGTACACCATCCACATCGGTAGCTCGGGAATTGGCCACACGGAACAGGACGAACTGAAGGACCTCTACCTACCCGGGGAGGACCTTCTGGCCACCAGCGACATCGTCAATAACCTGACCAGTACGGACACGGACAAGCCGCTATCTGCAGCACAAGGAAAGATCCTGGAGGACGGCAAGGAAGATGCCGACGCCACCATCCTGAAGGAAGCGGACGTGGTCAACGACCTGACCAGCACAGACACAGACAAGCCGCTGTCCGCTGCGATGGGAAAAAGCCTGGAGGACGGCAAGGAGGATGCCGACGCCACCATTCTCAAGCAGGCGGACATCGTGGATGACCTGGTAACCGCCGATGCTACTGCGCCGCTTTCCGCCAAGCAGGGAAAGAACCTGGAGGACGGCAAGGAAGATGCCGACGCCACCATCCTGAAGGAAGCGGACGTGGTGGATAGCCTCTCCAGCACGGTAACCACCAAGCCTCTCTCGGCGGCCAAAGGGAAAGCCCTCAATGACCTGATCGATGCCCTGGGGGACCTAGCAGACCTGGGGTACGATGCGGATGACTTCGAGGAGAGCGGCTCCGACCTGAAGATCAAGATCGATCTGAGCAGCGAGGAGTACATCACCAACGAAATGAGCCTAAGCCAGATCCTGAGCGTTCTGGATAACCGGATGCGGGAGGCTTTGACCGGCATCGCTGCCGGCGGTGGCGGGAGCTACAAGGAAGCAATCCTCTGGGCCGGATTCAACGAGGATGACACACCATCGTCCGGGAGCCTGAACCCGAACATTTCCGTTACAGACAGCACCTACGTGAACAGGGTGGCAATCCCATTCATCCGAAAGCCGTGGATGCGCCAGGCGGTCCTTTACTTCGAGGGAGCCGTCAGCAGCGACACATACGATGCCAGAGCACGAATCCGGATCGACGGGGACACCATCAAGGAAAGCGCCCTAATGAACAACGAGACGGAACAGGTCCATGCGATCTACGCCAACCTGACCGGCCTGGCACCCTGGACATTCCACACCATCTACATCGACTACAAGATCAGCGGTGGGATTTTCACCATCAGCGGCGAAACCCTGATGGCCAGGGAGTCGATCTCCAGCCTCGCAGGAGAGAGCGACTACACCATCGAATACCCAACGACATAGGCTGCGGCACCTCCGTCCTCCCCTACGCCAGCCGTGGCCAGGCCCCAGGTATCGCCCTGGGGCCGCTTTTTTTTAGCACCAACAGAGTAGGCCCTCCGGCCAGCTGCTACCAGGAACAGCCTAACCCGTTGAAAAACAAGCGGATTATTCCGTTATTTTCTGGATTGTTTCGTTGACTTTACCCCTACGCTGTAGCATATTCACCAGTGAGATGAGACAGAAGAACACAGAACGAAACAACGACCAGGGGAGCAAGACCATGAGCAAGCCTAGCGAAACCATCAAAAGCCACCCGATGTACAGCGAGAGCGACTACGCCTACCTCACCGAGAAGGGCTACAACGAGAATGAGATCATGACCATTTGGGATCGGGACCACGCCAGCGGCTGCGACCCGGTCCACCACCAGCCCGCCTTCGACCTGGTCGGCTACCTGAACAACAACAACAGCTAAGAGAGCAGAACCATGACAACGAAGACAAAAGACTATTACGAGAGCGTCAGACAGGAAACCATAACCATGATGCTCGTCAGCCTGGCTCAGAAGGCATCGGAATTGGACGGGGCCGCCAGGGGAACGAAACGATACAACCAGGACGTTAAGCCCTTCAGCATTAACACCGCAGCTGAGATCAGCCACCACATCAGAACAGCCCTGGATGCCATCGGAAAGGCGATGGAGCACCTGGACAAAGCAGAGGCAGTCGCCAGGCTGGCAAGCAGGAAGTGACAGACTTTCCCGTCGGTGCGGGCCGGCCTGCGGGCCGGCCTTTGGCAGTAGATGGACTCGAACAACAACAAAAGGAGAGACCCCATGAAACAACAGATCGACGCCACCCTGGTGGAACGAGAAAAGGCCCGGCTCCTGGCAGAGGCCAGCAGCGACAGGGAAAAATGGATGATCCTCGCACGGAGCCCGCTACACCGCAAGCAGGCCATCGTCCGGCTGGCGATCATCAGCGAGATCGAAAAGGCCATCAACGAGGTGAAGGTGGAGGTCGCATGAAGGAACTAAGCCTGAGCGAACGGGCCGCCGAATTGGCCGGCGAAATGGAGTGGGGACCTGAGATTACCAGCGACCACATGCCCTACCGTCAGAAGGTCAGCCGGACGGGTGGGATCATCAACAAACAGCTGCAATGCATTGCGACCATCCTGAACGAGATCGAATTCTCCGCTCCGGACGGACACCCGGAACCATTGAGCGTGAAAGCAATCGCAAGCATCACCCTGGCGGACCAGAGCATGGGAGTGGTCACGACCACCAGGTCAGCGAGCACCACCCGCATGGCCATCGAGAAGGCCCTCCAGGCTGCAGAAGAAGAATACGCAGAACGCAAACGAAAGGCATCACCGTGGAAATGACAACATACCTGAAGATGGAAGGCGACAACCGCCTGACCCTGGACGAAGCCAGCCAGATCATGCGCCTAATCGAGAGCTACGACGAGCAGATCACCTGGAAAGGCCCGGTAAAGCTGCGCAAGGCCATCGAAGCGGCCGTGGATGAGCACAACCGGAAAGCGCTGCTCCTCGACCTCGCAGACAGCCTGGACAAAGCGCTGCAGAAGGCAGGGTATCGGGCCGGGATGGTCACAAAGACCACCGGAATCATCGTCAAGGATTCAGCAGCAGAAATGCCAGGGGCCGCCATTGCCCGATGGCTGGTCGAAAAAGCCCGGCCGGACCTGCTGCTCGAAGTGGCATTCGATGAATACAGCGAGACCCTGAACCTTCCGAACGGGGCGGGATTCTACACCATCTACGTGAAGGAGGTGAAGTGACCAGGGCAAAGATCAGACGGATGGATAACAAAGCCATTCGCCAGTACATCGACAACCTCGGTGAAGAACGGGCGGCCAGGTTCATGGCTGCCCAGGGCATCGAGGAGGAGGAAGCACGAAAAGTGGTCCACCGGATAATGCAGCGACGGACCAGCTACCAGAGGAGAAAGCGCCGTGGACAGTAGAGAATCAATCGAAGCCCTGAAACGTATCGAGGACGTCCTGGGAGAGATGAACGTCAGCACCGGGGCCGTCCAGGCCAGGGGAACCATTGCAGAGGTCCGGGACCTGATAAACAAGGCCGTCCTCGAGATCCAGGTCGGCATGGTGCCAGAGATGCCGGCGGGCCAATTCAAGCAGCTTCGAGCAGAGGCCGGGATCACCCAGGATGCCCTGGCGGAATTGATCGGCGTCTCGGTCCAGGCGGTCCAGCATTGGGAGCAAGGGATCAGGGAGATACCCAGGTACGCAATCAGGAGCCTGCTGCGATGCCACAATGAATACGAACGGATGAAAGGGAGGATAGGATCGTGACCAAGAAGATCCGGGAACACAAGCGGGATGCCCTGCGCCACCTGAAAGCCGCCAGGAAGGAACTGGCAGCGGCCACCAGGAAGGCCAGAGCCGGGACCCGGGAATACAAGGCGGTGAGCAACCAGGACCTGGCAGACCAGCTGGATATCGCAGACACCGGAATATGGACTGCAATCGAGGACCTACAGGAAGCCGGGACGAAGACCTGGTAGGAGGAATTTATGTGGATATTCACAAGCAACGCATTCGTCAGCATCGTCGCACACAGAAGCTACCCGGGCCACCTCCTGGTGCGGGCAAGGAAGAAGGAGCACCTGCAGGCTTTTCTCGTCAGCGGCCAGGAGGCAATCCAGGAGAACCCACGGGCGGACTACAGGTGGCGGATCACGGTCCACCGGGACAGGGTCAAGGCCATACTTGAGAGCCAGATCCAGACCCTGGGCTATGACAATTTCAAGAACAGCATCAAGGACAGCGAATACCATAGCGCCTGCCACCGGGTCTGGGCCGACATGCTCCCGCTGCAGGAAGGAGCAGAGGACATGTGGGACCTTTTCAGTTACACGGCGGATGCAACGCCAGAGACAACCATCGATGGCGGGCTGCTGATTATGGGGATTCCCTGGCCGGTGGTCGAGGAGGAGATCCGGGACAGGCACATCCAGAACCAGTATAAACCGGAAGGATTCGACGGCGCATACCTGGCGGTGCTACGTTTGAAAGATTACCTCGAGGACCACGGCACGCTGCCGCCGGCTCTGGACCCGGACACCCTGGCGGATTTAATCACCCTAGAGGAATTCGTGATAGAGAACCTGACATACGACCCGGGTACCGGGGAGGCCTTCTGGCTGAATTGAAGGAGGAGGAGATGAGAGTACAAATCAACGACCTGAGCTATGACCCGACGCTCTGCTATTGGATGGAGAGCCAGGAGGACGCCAGGGAGAGCCTGCACCTGGAGGTATTCGACCTGGTCCGGGAGCACGGGAACACCATCACCCTGGGCAAGGTTATCGGATGCCCGGAACACCTGGTGGACCAGGAGCAGGGAGGGATCAGGAACCGGCTGCATGGCCACGACGCTGAATTCATCGATGACGAATACATGATGGGTCCAGACCCGAGCCCTTACGACGGGACATACAGCGAGGAGTAGATAGAGATCCAACCAACAAAGAAAAGGCCCCTGCAGCGGGGCCTTTTTCAATCAGTACGGGATCGGATCACCAGGCGGTGGCGGGCCACCAGGACCACCAGGGTCAGATCCTCCGGAATCCCGGCTTTCCTTTTCACCGACGTACATCACGAAATCGGGCTGATTGTCGGCGGATTTTCGGTTATTTGGGAGGATGACAAGTCGAGCGCCTCGGCCAAGATCGCCTGAGAGCATCTCCTCGCCCTTTTTGGTGCGGGATTTCCAGAGCCCGCCTAGTGGGATGAGAGCCATGTGGCCTCCTTTCGCTTTTAACTTCAAACAAAACAGCAACCTAAGCAAAGGACCATCGGTGCGCCCAATCGGTCTACCGACTGAGCTACCTGACCTGATACATCCGGGGACAAGCCAGGACGAATCAACGACTTAGGCCGTTATTTTAACGGCAAATTGTAGCGCTTTTCAAAAGGCGGACGCAGTATAACCTTCACCCGCCTGGGTGACAACAGGATTTCAGAGACCACCAGGGAGATCACCTCCCGCATTTCCGGCTGATTGCGCCAATCCAGATCCAGATCCATGACCCATTCCAGGGAACCAGCCTCCAGCGGCTTTGTGGCCTCGGCAATCGAGACCTCTACCTGCTGCTTTTCAGCCCTGAGCGCCCGCAATTGGGAACGACCTTCGGATTCAGATACCAGATCGTCCAGGATGAGACCCAGGACCCGCTGGATTTTACCGTCAACCAGGTCCAGCCGCCGGGACAGATCGTCCAGGACACCAGATCGACCACCATCCAGGTCAACGCCCTTAAGCCCACGAACCACAGCCCGGGACACGGCCTCGTCTACAATGTCGCACGGGACGTACCTGCGGGAATTGCACGGCACGCCGGATTGGATCGATGAGCAGGCATAATACTGCAGACGGGTCCCATCCTTCCGCTTCCGACCAGGAAAGGATTTGACCGTGGAGCCACAAGACAGGCACCTGAAGACGCCCAAGCCGGTCAGGAGATGAGTAGACACCCCGACAACCTGTCGAGCACGTCGGGCGGATTTCGCAGCGAGAACAGCATCACAGAGAGAGCCGTCCAGTATTGCCGGCCATTCAGCTGGCACAATTTCACCTTCATAGGTTTCTACCCGTCCAGAATAGAAAAGGATCTTCCGACGCTCGAGCATCCGCCGGATCTGGCGGGCCGAAAGCTGGTGGTCCAGGACCCGCTCTATTTTCGCCGGCGACGATTTCAGGGCCAATTCATACACCCGGGTCACCACCGGGACCGCCTCCGGATCTGGGAGAAGTGACCGGGACGCCGGATCGAAACGATATCCGAACGGGGCATGGCCACCAAGCCACCCGCCGCCGGCACGTTTCTCCACCCGGCCAGCCTGGCACCGCTCGAGAATTCGCTTTCTCTCATAGTCGGCAATTGAACCAAAGAGATTCTGGGTCAGATCGTGTTCGGAGGAGGAGGGATCGAAGTCCTGGGCCGGGGTGGCAATCCGGACCCCGGCATTTTTCAGGGATTCACGGATGAACAGGTTGTCGGCCAGATTTCGAGACAGCCGGTCCAGGGCAACGACCAGGACCACCCGGAAAAGGCCAGAATCGGCATCGTCCAGGAGATCCTGCATCTTTGGGCGGCCGGCAAGGGACTCACCAGACACCCCTCCCTCGTTGTATTCACGAATTACATGGAGATCCCGGGAAGCGGCCAGGTCACGAAGGGCACGGACCTGGGCATCCAGGGAGAACTTCTCCGCCTGGTCGGCCGTGGATACCCGGACATATATGGCTGCCGGAACAGCCACGGCACCTCCCTACTGTTTCCCGATATAAACGACCTTATGGTAAAACACCAGATTCTCGAAGCTGACCTTAAATTCTGCGTTTGGCCGGCGGATCTCCAGACCGTCACCCGAAAAGGTCACCTGCCCAAGCAGCAGAGCGCCATCAATGCGCTTTGCGAGCACCAGGTCTCCACTTTTCACAGCTGCAACCGGCGACACGACGATGTGATCTCCTGGGGTCAAATACCCGCCTGGAGGGGCCAGCTTTGAGCACAACGTCAATGCATAAGCATGAATATCGGAAAGGCCATGCGGCCGTGGAATTTCGCCGGATATGCAATCCGGATTAGGCATTCCCATTTCAGTCAATACCTCCCCACCATAGGAATTCATATCAAGAAGCGGAATCCCTGGTACGCCAGTATTTTGTAGAGCCCTCGACCCTTCAGGCAAGTAGCCGGGGAGCGGATTCAGGGAATCATCGCCAGGCCCCACATCCAAGAATTCAACTTCACCATTCTGGCCAAAGCGGGCATGCTTCCCGAGAGCAGACGCAAGCGCTTTCAGATTTGAGCGTCTGATAAAGGATACCTCACAGCGACGCCACCGCCTGATGTTGGAACGACCAATCCCGGTCAGCTTCTCCAATTCGTAATCGGAAAGCCCTGACCGTTCAATTTCAAGAGCGACCATTTCAACAACCTGACTGGTCTCCACCATAGGGCCCTCCTCCCATGCCAGGGGGAAATATAGAATACAAAACAAGCAATAGTACTGGATCATTCCGTATCGTTTCGGTATGTTAGCCCACGAAATGGACGAAAAAGCACAAAGCAGCGAGACGATGACCAGGGCGGAAAGGGACCGGCTGGCTCGGCTGCTGGCGTCCATGAAAGCAAGAATCGCTGAACAACACAGCAAAAGGAGAAGCGCATGAGCGAAACCACCATGCAGGCTCCCATCGAGGAGGCTATCCCGGCCTTTGCAATGGAAGTAGAGCAGCCTGAAAAACAGGACCTGCTCCCAACAGCCATGAACCCTCTAACAGGGGAGGAGATCGACCTGACAAACCCGGATGAGGTCGTGGAATCCTGGCGGGACATCAAGGACCAGATCCGCCTATTGGTAGACGTCCAGGATGAACTCGAGCGGGTGATCCTGGCAATGGCACCATTCCAGGGCGATGCAAAGACAACCCGCCTGGAGGCATCCACGGCAACCCTGAAGCTCACGAAGGGCACCCGCCTGGTCTACGATAAGAAGGTCCTGGAGGAGGCAAGCGAGAACCTGCAGGCTGAGATCCGGGACACCATCATGGAGCGCCAGGAGAGTTACAAGATCAAGGCGGCTCCAATGAAAAAGTTTCTGGCATCATGCCATACGGACCCACAGACGGAGGCGATGCGACTGAAGATCCTCGAGACCAGGACGGAGGTTGAGAACAAGACCCGGATCGAGGTCGAGAAGGTCAAGCTGCATCAGAGGATGAAGGAGGAATTGGAGCGGTGACGGGAGGATCACCAAAGCAAAAGGGCCTGGAAACAGGCCCTTCATACAGAACTGAACAACAACAGGAGCAAGATACCATGACAACAGTATCTGAGCAATTAAAAACCGGGAACGGCGACCACCGGGACCTCCATGAGGAAACCCTGCTCACCACCCTGGAAGAAACCACCAACCAGCAAACATACTCACCATTCAACCAGAAACCAGAAGACCTCCTCGCCGGGATGACTCAGCGGCATACGGCATGGGGAGCCTTCAAGGATTGGGTCATGGAGAACCTGAAGGACGGCAAGGACTACGGCTCCATTACCGGAAAGACCAAGAAGGGCCGGGAATACACAACCAAGCCATTCCTCCAGAAGCCGGGATCTGAGAAGATCCTGAACGCCCTGGGCGGCATGCCGGAATTCCCGAACCTGGGCAAATACGAACAAATGGCCATCGAAGGCCACATGCCAAGCAGCGTCGTCCTTATTTGCGAGATCCGGGACCACCTCGGACGCAAGATGGCCGTCGGCGCTGCGGGGCGAACCCTGCTCCAGGACGATGATGACCTAAACAAGTGCATCAAGATGACGCTGAAAAGCGCACAAATCGATGCCACCCTGCGCCTGGGCGGCCTTTCGGAGCTATTCACCCAGGACGAAGACAGCGTCACCCCGGGAGGCGGAAACAGCCAGGAGCGAACCTTCAGCCGGGACTTCGTGATGCCATTCGGCAAGCACCAGGACACAGCCATGAAGGACCTGCCGATGGGTTACCTAGAATACATGGCCGGGAGCGCCAGGGAGGCATGGCTAAAGAATTTCTGCAAGACAGAGATCCAGATCCGCCAGGGCGACCTGCAGGACCGCTCGGATTTCCAGCAGGGTGAATTCGACAAGATGGCCAGCCACACCAACCAGGTGAACGGGCCAAAGGAAGGACATGACTCGCAGGCCAAGCCAGAGCAAAAGCCCGCCTTTGAAGTGGCCAGCCAGGAACAGCGGGACCTGATCGAGAAGATCCTCAAGAGTCATCATTTCACAGACGATGAGCGCCACCAGGGGCTCGCCTTCGCACGCAGCCAAACAGCCTCCAAAGCAGGGGCAACCCAATTCATCGACCGCCTCACATCCATGCAGGCAGAACGACGGGCTCGTGAAAAGGCAGAACAGGAGCAGAGCGGCACATACAACCAGCAGACAGAGGAGCTAATCCAGGCGGTCCTCGACACCTTTCCAGCAATAAAGACCAGGAATGAGGCAGAGGAATGGGTGGCCAACCGGGCGATGGAGCTACACGGGGTCACCTTAAGCAGCCTGCGGCAAACAGACGCCGCCGCTTTGAAGATCAGCGTCCTCAACGAGCAGGAACTGCCCTTCTAAGGGGAGAGCGACCATGAAAGCATACGGATTCAAGAGCAAGCCCAAAGCGACCAGGCTGCGGGCATTTCTGAGCGGGGACCACTTCCGAGTGGTCCTCGTGCTTTTGCTGATGGCCCTGGCGGCTCTGGCAGCGATCTGGCTGGAGGGGAGGCCGATATGAGCGACGTTTTCAGCCCTCCCGCCTTCCTGCTTTACACCGCTGACTTCAAGGAGGCAACCCAGGAGTGGACAGACGATGAAGTCGGCCGATACATCCGGCTCATGATGGCGGAATGGGAGCTAGGGAGCATCAGCCCGGACCCTCGACGACACAGCGCCGGGAACCTGGAAGCCTGGGAAACCGTCAAGGGCAAATTCAAGCCAACAGGGCCAGGTGGCCGGCTCCAGAACGCCAAACTGGAGGAGGTCAGGGAGGAAGCCAGGCAGAAATACCTGAAACGCAGCAATGCAGGGAAGAAGGGAGCAGAGGCCAGGTACGGTAGCGATGACGATAGCGACGCCAGTAGCAATGCCAGTAGCGACGCCAGTAGCAATGCCAGTAGCGACGCCAATAGCCCGGCCACCCTAAACCATAAACCTATAAACCATAAACCTAAAGAAGAAACCATAACCCCTAAACCAGAACCCGCCGATGGCGGTGGGGTGGACCTTTCCGGCGTAAACGCCGCTCTGGAAGGAAGACCCCTGGTGATCACGAAAACAGCGGTCCTGCGAATCCTGAAGAACCAGGTCCTGGACAAGCACGGGCCGAAAGCCCTGGCATACATCCTGGACCAGATGGAGAACTACCAGGACAGCAAGAAGGTGAACCACGCCGGATACGTCCGGGCCACCATCGAGAACGCTCCCCTGGCAGAGATCCAGAGGGGTGAACGTGACAGCAGCGGAAACCCGCACAGAGTCTACACATACCAGGAAGCCTCGCAGAAGGCAGAGAAGATGCGGGTGGTTTTCAGCCGCTACTTCGCAGCCCGGCTGGATTCAGAAGGCAAGAAGCTGCAGCGAGATGACCAGGGCGGCCTGCTTTACTTCTTCTACCCGGACGGTGATGCCGACAAGGACCCGCTCCGGATGAAGATCAAGAAAAACAGAAAAGAGCGGACCTGCGCCGTTTCCCGGTACATCGCAGATCACCTGATCAACTACCACGGGGCCACAAAAGAGACCTTCCTGCCAGCACCGGAGTCGGAATACGGGAACAGCTGGTTCCTCGCAGATCCGGACTTCGTGGACAAGAACAAGCTGGCCGATACGATAGCAGAACTGAAACGAGGATGAGATGGACAGAACAACAAAGCTCAAGCTGAAAAGCCACGGGACCATATACGACCAGGTACTGAAGACCCTGGTCGAGCACCCGGAAACCCGCAATGACGATGACAAGCTACTCTGGCAGATCTGGTCGGACCAGGGGCTGGCACAAGCGGTCTTTGGGGCCGACGGCCGGCTGGTGAAATACATCACAGCAGAGGACTTCCTGAGAGCACCTCGCACGGAATCGATACGCAGAGCCCGCCAGAAGGTCCAGGAGGAATACCAGGGCCAGGACGAAAAGCACCCGGACCTGGGGCCAACATCGAAGAAGGTGGCCGAACGTCGAGGCCGCAAGCAGGCCACCCGGGGCGAATTCATCCACGAAGAACCGGCGCATGGACGCCAGGCGGCATACGCATGAGCGGGGAAAAATACGGCCAGGTAATCGAACTGCTGTGGGAAGGGGAGCCACCCTGGGAGGTCATAAAGGGCCATACGGGGAGCATCGAAGCCATCAATGAAGCATGCAGAAGCACCGGGCTGGATAAAAGCGCATTTGGCCGGGTCAAGCATCGATATGCCGGATACAGGATGGACGGATCGGTCGAATACGACTACGTCATGAGGATCTACATGAAGCCAGACAGGGGACGGTTCCCGGTCACCCTGGTCGAATACAAGCGGGAGGATGTATGCAGATGAGATACCGGATCGGGATAGACCCAGGTTGGAACACCCTGGGATTCGCCATATGGGACCGGGAGAAGCGGGAACTGAGCGGCCTAAGACAGACAACCTTCTGGGACGCCATCGGCATGATCACCGCATTTTACCAGGAACACCAGGATGACATGGCGGTCCACATCGAGGACCCGAACAAGAATAAGCCCGTATTTCACAGACCAGGTGAATCTCCCAGGGAGAAGCTGAAGCGAGCGCAGGACGTCGGGCGGAACAAGCAGACGGCGACCTACCTGCTGGAATACTGCAAGCGCCAGGGCATCAAGGCATATGGGCACCGTCCAGGAGCGGGGAGCCTGACCAAGCTGAACGCCGACGAATTCAACCGGATAACCAGATACCAGGGCCGGTCTAACCAGCACAGCCGGGACGCCGCCATGTTGGTGTTTGACAGATGACGCACATCGAGAGAGAGAAATCAGCATACCTGGACGGCATGGGAGCCGCCAGGCTCGGGCTGAAGAAGGACAACCCATGCATCGATGGGACTATCGAGCACAGCCGGTGGGAGGCAGGCTACAGACACTACATGGAGCGACTGGAACTGATAGCACAACTGGAGCAGCGAGAGAAGGCCGCACGGGAAAGGAGAGCCGGTGCATGAGCAAGGGCTGGCTGGCAAAGGAGATGGACCTGGCCCTCCAGGACTTGAGCACGGCACGCCGGAATCCTACCCGCTGCATGCGATGCGGCCGGCCGATCTACGCTCCAGAGAGCCAGAGAACCGGCCTGGGGGAGAAATGCCGCCGGCGGACCCTGGCAGAAGGCCGGGACGTTTCGGAATTCAACCCTGCACAGATGGCCCTGAGCCTACCAGATCCGCCGCTGCAGATCCGCTTCGAGGGATCATGCGACAACATCATAACCGACATGCAGACAGCAGGACCGTCAAGATTTACTGAGATACAGGAGGACGAAAAGTGAAAGAAGCACAGATGACCCTGAGAACCCTAATCAACCAGAGCGGGAGATCAGACACAGATCTAGCAAAGGCCACCGGGATCAGCCGGCACACCATCGCCAGGATTCGAGATCCAAAGAACAAGGCGGACATCCGCAAGGGCACCGTGAACAAGCTGGCCGCTGCCCTGAACGTCGAACCCGTCTATCACCCGGACACCGGGGAGCTTTCTGGATTCCTGGCCATGCAGGAACAACCGGAAAAGCAGGACGTCCAGGAGATGCAGATCCTCACCCTGGTGTTTTCAGGCGAAAACATCGTCAAGAAGACCACCAAGATCACCATCCCGGTCCCGGCATTCACGAATCAGATCGGCGGCAAAAACATCAGGCTCGAGAACCTGCACATCGGCAAGCCACAGCCGGTGCCGTCGGGGATCGAATTTGAAAGCCTGGCGGTCCACGAAGAAGATCCAATCACGGGGAGAGCGACGGCATGAGCCCATACGACAAGGTCCAGCTGCTGAAGAAGCAGATCCTGGAGGGGCCGCTGCCGATCACCATAGGGCCAAGCTACTGCCTGACCAGGAAGGAGCAGCGACGCCTGATGGCATGGCTAAAGACCAAGAAGGGTCTGCGGGTGGACGTGAAGACAAATGAGCGAGCGATCACCATAGGACAGGACGGCACCCTGTGAAAAAGCGAAAGCCGTACACCGCTCTGTGGTGGCTGATCTCGAAGGCGATCTGGTGGATGATCACCGGACGGGGAGGCTGGCTATTTATGCGAATCCTGGACCATAAGGAGGATGAAGCGGGGGACACCATCTACCAGGAAATGCACGTTAAGCGGCTGACAGCCAAAGAGTTATGGCTGATAAGCGAACATTTAGATCAGGTCCTGGAGCCTGACGCCGGCGGGCGGGTCCTTTTGGCCCACGCCAGGAAGATCGCTGCAGAACCAAAAGTAGAGACAAGACAACAGGAAGGAGGCGGCATAGAGTAGGAATTCGGATCAATAGCACAAGCGAGAGCGGCCGGGGCACCACCCTGGCCTTCTCTCTCGAGCCGAATCTATGCAAAAGCGTATGGGACCAGGACCAAGAACAGGACAGTGGATGGTGATATCGGACAAGGATCACCCGGAATACACGCAGGCCGGGCCGCTTCAATACATAACCCAGGGTGGAGAGTACGTGATCAAGCTAGACACCACGCCGGCCAGGCAGGTTGTCCAGGTGCGGGCCAACCAGGCCATGACCACCCGGGAATGGGGGGAAAGGGGCAAATGAGCGACAAACTGACAAGGCTGATGCAGGCAAAGGAGGTCCTGGAGGCATTCGCCAGGGCCGGCCTTTTAACGCATACCGGGGTCCGGGACCTGGAGGTCATAACAGACCACGAACTGATAAACACCAACTACCCAGGGACGAAATACAAAGAGCGCATGGCCTTTCTGGCAGAGCGCCATCACACGTCAGAGAAAACAATTGAGCGCATCCTGCAGAAAAGCAAGGACATCGAGAGCGCCCTGAACCCTCAAAACAACTAGGTAATTCAGGCCGGGACAGCCCGGTAATTTGACAAAGGAGCCAGAATGAAGACCCTCGACACCATATTAAGAGAGCCATCCAGTATCAAGCCATACGAGAACAACCCACGCCACAACGATGACTCCGTGGACACCGTCGCCGCATCCATTCAAGAATTCGGATTCAGGCAACCCATCGTAGTGGACAAGGACAGCGTGATCGTTATCGGCCACACCCGCTGGAAAGCATCCCTGCGCCTGGGCCTGGAGGCGGTCCCGGTCCACATTGCAGAAGACCTGACACCGGAACAGATCGCTGCCCTCCGCATTATGGACAACAAATCGCATGACAGCAGCGAGTGGGACCTCACCAAGCTGGCCATCGAGCTACAGGCCCTGGCCGACATGGACATCGACCTGGAGTTAACCGGATTTGACATGGACGATATAGACCGGATTACCGGGCGGCACGAACAGATCATCGAAGGCCAGGCAGATCCGGACAAGGTCCCGCCATTGAATGAGATCCCGGAACGAGTGAAGGCCGGCGACGTCTGGATCATGGGGGACCACGCCCTTATCTGCGGCGATGCACGGGACGAAAAGGCATACCGCCGCCTGCTGAACCTGGGGAAATCAGCAGCCCTCTCCAGCGCTTCTGTTGGAATCCTCCTGACAGATCCACCATATAACGTGGACTACGAAGGAGCAGCGGGGAAAATAGCCAATGACAAGCAGGCCGGGCCGGCATTCCGACGCTTTCTGACAGATGCCCTCCGGCTTTCGAGCGCCACCATGAAGCCAGGAGCATGCGCCTACGTCTTCCACGCCGACACAGAAGGCCTGAATTTCCGCCAGGCATTCATCGAAAGCGGCTTTGAGCAGAAACAGACCCTGATCTGGAACAAACAGGCCGCCGTCCTGGGCCGCCAGGACTACAACTGGAAGCATGAACCCATCCTCTACGGATGGAAGCCAGGTGGGCCGCATTACTTCTCGGAGGATTTTACCCAAACCACCGTCTGGACAGAACCAGACAACCTGGACGAACTGGACGAAGACCAGCTAAGGGCCCTGGTAAGCGAAATGCGGGCACAGATCCCGGTGACGGTCATAGACCAGGACCGGCCGACAAACAACGCCCTGCACCCAACCATGAAGCCCGTGGACCTTCTGGTGCAGCTGCTAAAGAACAGCAGCAGGCCCGGGGACCTGGTCCTGGACAACTTCGCCGGATCGGGATCGACCCTGATGGCCGGCGCAATGCTCAAGCGAAACGTAAGGCTTATCGAGCTAGAGCCTCGGAACTGCGATGTGATCATCCACAGATGGGAGGAGTGGAGTGGCGACAAGGCCAGGAAGGGGTAACCGATGGCTGCCAGAGGGAAATACACCCCTGAACGGGTGGACCGGATCTTCCGGGCAATCGCACAGACCGGAAAGGACAAGGAAGGCTATGAAGCCGGCGGGATCACCCCTGAGACGTTTTACAGGTGGATCAAGGATAAACCTGAATTTTCTGAACGGGTCACGCACGCAAAGGATCTATTCAGGCAGAACGCATACCAGGATGACCCTGAACGCTTCAACCGGGCCGTGAAGGCCCTGGACCGGATGATCGAAGGGAACAACGAAGTGTGGCAGAAAACAAAGGTCGTCGAGGAGGCTGGAAAGGCCGTGAAGACAGAAACAACGCAGCATGTGGTCAAGCGGAACCCGAACCCGTGGGCTGTGGCGCTGATTCTGGGCGTCCCGGGGCCGGGATCACAAGGACGGACCACCGGGAGCAACGGAGCGGACGCCGGCATCACCACCGTCGACTTTGAATTCGAGGTAGTGGGCCAATGAGCCAGGCAACAACAGCAGGGGCTGCAGACCGGATGACCAGGGAGCAGTTAATGAAGGCCAATGAGGTCCTGGAGAGAGCGGAACGAGGGGAAACCAACCCGTTTCTTCCTTTCGATGCACCGGGCCAGCAATGGATAGACAGCGTCCTTAAGGCATACACCGAAGGGATAGACAGGGAAATAACCGGGATGCTGGAACAGCGTCCAGGGCGGGAGCAGGGTGCTCGTTAAAGCCAAGATAACAGCCCTGCCATACCAGGCGGACTTTGCAGTATCGGGCATCGAGACCGATGACAGGTACACCCTCCTGTTGGGCGGATACGGCTCCGGCAAGAGCAAGGCCATTCCCATGAGAGTGATCAGCATCATGAAATGGCGGACAGGCCGGGGAGAGCGGGCCGATATCCTGGTCATTGCGCCGACATACGACCTGCTGCAGGGCATTACGGTCCCGGACATGGAGGAATTCCTAGACCGCTACTGCATCCCGTACCGATACCACAAGCAGAAGCGCATCATGCAGATCATGGGGCCAGGATTCAGCGGGATCGTGCGCTTCAAGACAGCACAGAACCCAGAGCGGATCGTCGGATTTAACTGCTCGGACTTCATCATCGAGGAATACGACATCATCCGGTACGCAGACCAGGAGATCGTCTGGAACAAGGCCCTGGCCAGAATCCGCCTCTACCACGACGCCACCGGGGCCGTGGTCACCACCCCTGAAGGCTTCAAGTACACTTACGAGCTATTCGAGGACGGGATCGGAGAAGGCGACAAGAAGAAGATCGTGGGGAGGACCATCAGGGCAAGGACATACGACAACATTTTTCTGCCAGATGACTACGTGGACAGCCTATACGGCATGTACGACCCACAGCTGGTGAAGCAATACATCGAGGCCCAATACGTCAACATTAACGGCCGGGCCGCATACTACAGCTTTGACCGGACCAGCACCAGCCAGGTGATCCCATTCGAGCCCATGCAGCCGTCGGCCTTCGCCCTGTCGGTGGATTTCAACGTGGACCCCATGACAGCAACGGCCTGGATTCGGAACGGGACCACCAGCATCGCATTTGATGAATTTTTCCTGCGGAATTCGAACACAGAGCGCCTGGTCGAGGTCGTGAAGGACAAATACCCAGGCAGCGAGATCACAGCATACCCGGACATGACCGGAATCCGGCGACAAACCAGCTACGGTGTCAGCATCAGCGACATCAAGCTGCTGAAAAACGCAGGGTTTCGGATACGGGGGAGCAGGAACCCAAAGGTACGGGACCGCCTGGCCAGCGTAAACAACGCTTTGAGCAAGGGATGGGTCCAGGTCATGGACAACTGCCACCATTTGATCAAGGATTTTGAACAGGTCATCATCGATGACCACGGGGAATTGGACAAGGGCGGCAACAAGCTGCTCACCCACCCAAGCGACAACGCCGGTTACTACATCAGCAAGGAATATCCCATCAGACAACCCAGGAGTAGACAGAAATGACCACATACGCAGAGCAGGAAGTAGTCAAGAGCTACCTCATTGCAAAAGGCTTGGCCGCAAAGGCCCGGATGCAGAGCGCCCAGGTGGCGCAAGATTTCATGGAGAAGGACAGCACCAGAATCCTCGGGTACCTGGAGGAAGACCTGAATAAGACATTTCAGGCAGAGGACGTCGCAGAATTCCAGCTGTCATACACCAACATCATCCCAAAGATCGTGCGAAAGCTGGCCCTGTTGAAGAAGGCACCGGCCTCCATTTCGATCCCGGACCACGATAGCGAAACAGAAGCCATAAACAAGCTGCTGCGGGGCGTCGGGTACCACCAATTCATGACAGAGGTCCACCAGGCAGCGACGCTGCATAACACAGTCATGCCCGGGGCCGTGCCAGATCCGACAAACGAATACGGGGTCCGGCTGGTCCTGCTGCGGCCATCGGTTACCTACGTCCAGCCAAAGCAGAACTGGTACGAAGCGGAATGGCTGAAATACCCGACCATCCGCCGGGTGGATTTCAGGGAGCAGATCGTCTGGGAGTATTGGTCGGATGAGGAGCACAAATACCTGCAGGACAACGGCGCTGTGGTCACCGGGGAAGGGGTCAAGGACCCCATGAAGGGCCACCCCGGGGAGAACCCGTTTATTCCCTACCGGCTGGAGCAACACAATGACTTCTGGGGAGAAGGCATGTCGGACCTCGTGAACGCCAACCGCATCCTGAACTTCGTGCTCACCGCCGGATTGGTCGAAAACATCATCATGGCCGGATTCGGCCAGCTTTTAGGGGTAAACCTGAATCTCGAAAGCCTGCGCCTGGGGCCGAAACACCCGGTCCTGGTGGACGATGTAGGGGTGGATGACAAGGAGCCCAAGCTGGAAAGCATCGATTTGAGCACCCATGCCGATGAGATCCAGGGCTTTGTCGATTGGTTCCACAAGCTGAACGGGACCCTGCAGGGACTACCAGCCTCTTCATTCGCCAGCGCAGAGGTGGCCATGTCCGGATACGCCAAGATGCTAGACAGCATGGAGCTTCTGGAGCGCCGTGAATCGGAGATCCCGGTGATTGAGCCGCAAGAGCGCCGGTTTCTGAGGAAGATCCTGACCGTCGCCAACAAAAAGCGCCAGGTGCTAGATCCCAAATGGGCCGATGACCTGGACATCGAATACGCTCCCGTGACCTTCCCAGAGATGCACAAGGAGAAGGCAGAGAAGTGGGAGAGCCGGATACGAAACAAGATCGCAACGCCGGTGGACTGGATCATGGACATTCACAAGGGAATGACCAGGGATGAGGCAAAGGAACATTACACCATGATCCAGGAGGAGGCTGCAGAACTTCGGATGACCCTGGGGAACGAGGAAGTGCCGCCTTTCCAGCCCGGTGACAGCGGAAATGGCGATAACGAGGAGGACCAGGAATGACCAGGCCAAGCAAGGACATCCTGCTGACCCTGCCGGACTGCCCAAAGTGCGGGGAGGCCGACAACGATGAATTCAGGTGGGGAGGCTGGCGCAAGCTCGGCATGTTCTACCTGAAGTGCACCGCATGCGGCTACACAACAGCGGCATATCGGGACCCAGAGCAAGCCGTCCAGGAGTGGGAGGATGCGTCCGTGGAAGCAGAACAGAAAGGACTTGATGATGACAGCGATGAATGAGGAAGCCATGTGGCAGGCTGAGAACGATGCCAGGACCCTGGCGAACGCAGAGGCCATCAAGGCGGACAAGGGCCGCCTGGAGCGTGCCCGGGCTGCAGCCAAGCGTATGGCACAGCAGGAGCGGGAGCAGGCAAATGCCATGAACAAGGTCGCCGGCGGAAAGGCCCTGAAGGAGGACCGGGAGGAAACCACCCCGAAAAAGCAGGCCAAAAAGCCGCACGTCGAACGCAGCAGCGACGGTGGGCACAAAGTGACCCTACCACCCACCTACCGACGCCGGAACCGTTAAACGCCAAATCTGAGCCCGCCAGGGAGAAGCCATGCCGACACCAAAAGCAGAGAACCACTACAGCCTGACCAACGAGCAGAAGTGGGCCATCAAGGCAAAGGACGAACTGTTTGCAGCCAAGCAGGCGACCTTCGAAGCCGACATGATCGCCGTCCAGAACAACCTCATGGGACGGATCAAGCACCTGGTGCAAGGCATAAAGACCTCCCCGGCGGGCAAGATCCTGGAGAGCGACCAGGCTAACCTGGCATTTGCACAGAGCAGCCTGGCTGCGCTGCAGACATCCCTCAAACAGGCCAAGTACCAGGACGCCATAGCGGGCTACATCAACGGATTCGATGAGACGGTCTGGGAGCAGGCCAAAAACATGGCTGACGCATTCGGCACAGAGATCACGCCGGCGGCCGTGGACACCCAGGAACTGAAGCGCATGAAAGCCGGATTCATGCAGGAATTCGACCAGATCGGCGAACAGGCCGTGATGGAGGTTTTCAGGGGCATATCGGCAAGCATCTTCGGCGGGGCACCAATCTCACACCTGGAGAAGGTCCTGAGAGAGACCATCACCGGGACAGACGTCAAGGGCGGGAGCCTGAAACGCTACACGAAGACCTACGCCCGCAGCTATTTGATGGGATATGACCGGAAAATAGGCCAGATGCAGGCAGATGCGGCGGGATATACCAGGTTCTTGTACCTGGGACCAGAGGACAGCGAGACCAGGTCCTGGTGTAGCAGCCATATCCGCAAGGTTTACACCAAGAAACAGATCGAGGAGATGAACAACGGCCAGGGAATCCCGGTAAAAACCTACGGTGGCGGCTGGAATTGCCGGCATTTCTGGTACGGGGTCCCGGATGATTTCGAGCAGAAGGCAGAGAAGGAGCCCCAGAAGGCCGCTCCTCCAGCACCACCAAAGGACCAGGTGGCCATCAAGAACGTCCACGGCATGATCGCACAGATCCCAACAGACACCATCAAGAACCCGGCCGGTTACCAGGCCCTGCTGCAGGCAACCCAGAACGCCATGAAGAAGGCCGGCGACCATTTCACCGCCGGCGACATCGATGAGCAGCAATTCAAGGCCCTGTTGGGCCATGTGGAGAAGCCGCTGAACAATTGGCGGGAATATTTGAAGGGCCAGAAGGCCGCCGACCTGAAGACCATCGCCAAGAACGCCAAGCTGCACCATTGGCAATGGGCTCCGAAAAGTGAGATGATCACCCTCCTCTCGCAGCAGCCAGGATCGGAGAAGGTCACCATGGCGCTAGAGACCGTCGAGCAGAAGTGGATGGCCTGGAAGGGAGTCACGAAGGCAACCAAGCAGGCGAAAAAAGCCGCTGTGAAGCCGCCGACCCCTGAGAAGGGACAAGTAGAGCCTCAACCCGTTAAAACGCCGCCAGCGGCGACGTCGAAAGCCGTCACCCCAAAATTAGAGTACCAGGGGAAAGCCCACGTGGGTGGAGCGCATGCCAAGCACTTCTACATGGACAAAGAGACCGGGGATCAATACCTATTCAAACCGAACGACCTGCACGTCGCTGAAGCGGAGGCATCCGCCAGCAAGATCGCAAGGATGATCGACCCATCCAGCGTCGAGGTGAACACCGCCAAGCTCACCCTACAGGGCAAAAAGCAGACGGGGTCCCTGCAAAGGATGGTACCGGCGAACCAGATCCGTGAAGATGGGATCAACCAGGACAGCCTGGGCAAGCTCTCGAAGGAGCAGATCCGCCAGATCCAGCGGGAGCACGTGGTCGATTGGCTCACCGGGAACCACGATGGGCACGGAAAGCAATTCCTGGTGCTCAAGGACGGCAATATCAAGGGATTGGACAAGGGCCAGGCCTGGAAATACAGCCAGAAGGAAAAGCTCGCCTGGGATTACCACCCGAACAGCCAATACGGGGAGCAGGAGCCCATCTATAACCGCCTGCTGAAGGATTACATCGCCGGCAACATCGACCTGGACTTCGACCACATCGAGACCGCCATCCGCCGGGTGGAGGGGATAAGCGACGCTGAATACACGGCCGCCATCAAGCCATACGCAGACGCCAGGTTCGGCAAGGGGAGCAATGAGGCGCAAGCCTTCACAAAGCAGCAGCTGGATAAAAAGCACACTATCCGGGCCGATTTCGAGGAGCTAATCAGCCAGGCACAGAGCAAGAAGACCGGCAAGGCTGTCCGTTTTCGCTTTTCAGATCCGCCAAAGGAGGTCGCTGCGGCCGCAACTGCCGTGGAGGCAGAGGACCTGGACGGCACAGATAGCCTTTTTGCACAGAGGGAGATCCAGAAGGCCGCCAAGAAGGCCGGTGCCAATGGCGGCCAGGGGTACGAATTGGACTTTGATGGGGACCAGGTCGAGGACCAGGCGGCTCTATTTTACACCAGAAAAACGCCAATAGGTGAGATCCAGATAGTGGCCGAAATGAAGGTCCTCCCGCACGCCCAAGATGCCATTGTGAGCCGCCTGGACCAGGGTGGCGTCAAAGCCGGCGGGAGCAAGAAGGGGGACGTCCTCGCAGAGGATGAATACTGGCCAACCATCCAGGGCTACGCAAAGACCGTCGGATACCACAAAAATGATGGGGCATTCAACAGCGGCAAGGTCAAGGCCGCCAAAGAAGTGCAGAAGAAGATCGCTGCAGCCCTGAAGAAGAAAAACCTGGACCCTGAACAGGAAACAATGCTCAAGGCTTACATGAGCGCCCTGGATGCCATCGACCTGGCTGCAGAATTCGGCGATACACCAGACAACGTGCTCTACCTGGCAATGGAAGATGACGAGATAGCGCCAGGAATCAGCTACCCAGAACACCTAAAGAAGATCGCCGGGGAGGGGGGGAGGCTTAAGCAGTACACCCGCCAGGCAGACGAACAGACAAAAAGCAAAAAGCGGACAAAGAGCAAGCTATCCTACCAGGTGGAAGGCGAGACGGATTGGGATTTAAGCCGCAAAAGCGACGGAACGATTGTGATGAAGGGCAAAAACAGCAGCTTTGGAACCGGGCAACAGGTCGTGATCGACCTGGGCGATGGATACGAGGCTATCTGGAAGCCGTCGGTGGAGGGAACGGTACCAAAAGGATCCTCACCGGGCCGGTGGGCATGGCAGCGGACGCTCGAAATCACGGGTCCGGTGACAGACAAAGCACCAACCCAGGCACAGATCAAGAAGATGATGGCCAAGATCCAGAAGCTCGGGATCGATACCCGGGTCCCGACGGCAAAAGACCGGGAGATTGTGTACCTTTCCCGCCAGGCATACCTTACCAACGATGACGCCACCCCGCAATGGAGGAAGATCCTCGAGACGAAGGACCAGGCCACCAAGATCAAGAAGATGCAAGCCTATCTCTCCACGAAATACGGGCACGATATCACCAAGCACCCCGATTACAACCCGGACGGCCAGCGGGAAATGGAATACGCCAGGGGGAAATACAGCCAGAAGGCAGGCCGCAAACATTACAAGCGCCTGGACATCCGCAAGGAGGACGTGGAAGACCTAGCGCTGTACCATTCAACCAGGTTCGGCGGGTACACAGAATCACAAGCCCTGAGAAACATCCTACTCGGGAACGGCATATTCTCGACCACCGCAGAGAAGATCCGTAATGGGATTGCAGACATGGGAGGATCGGCAGGCTCAGACATGCATACGGGAGGAGCGACCTACGCATTCACCCGGATCACCTTCAAGGACGAAGCGAAGCGGAGATATTACCACAAATACGGTCTAATTCTCAACAACGACCTTCTTATGCGCCAGGACGCTATCTCATACAACAGCGACAAATACGGCGATACCGGGGGAAGGCGGGGGAAGGACGTCGTCAGGAAACAAAGGCTCCGGACGGTATCGGACTACAAGAACGCAGCCAGGCTGGACGGAAACGAGACCAATCTCAAGCACGGATGCAACCTGCTGGAGTACCTGGAGGAGGTCCTGGTACCGGACCAGGATGAGCGGAAAAGGGTCCTGCAGGTATTCAAGGAGGCTGGAATCAAAAAGCTGCCGAACGGGCGGACGCCAGCACAAATAGTAAGGGTGAAATGATGAACGAGAAGATCCAGGCAGAGATAGACAGAGCGAACCAGGCCATCCAGGCCGTAAGGAGCAACGGGACCAGCAAGGTGGTGGATGCGTCCCTGGAGTGGGAGGACGGCGGGGTCCTCTATTTGACGTTTTTGGTCCTGGAGATCGCCGCTGCCAGGCCGATTATCACCGGGGACGGGGAGATCGCAGGCTACAAATACGGGGTGATCGCAGCAGAGCCAGGCTTCCGGGGGAACTCACACAGCACGCATGTATTCCCGGCAAAGGAAATCAAGATCGTGAAAGAAGGACAGGCCGTCACCATCCTCCCATGGAGAGATGATGATTTCACCATCTACCTGCGGCCAGGAGAAAGCGACAAAGCCAAGCGGGACCAGGAGCAGATCCCGGATAACCCACCCGGCCTGGAGGTTATGCTCGAAGCAGCCCGGGATGCAGCGAAAGGGGTGGCGGAATGACAGCCATCGGGGCAAAGGTCACAAAGACCCCGAACCTGACAGCCAGCCACCTGATACCGCTCTCCCTGGGGAACAAGATCGGCCAGGACGTGCGCCGGGAGATCGTGACCAGGACCAACCGGGGCCGTGGGGTGAAGAAGGTCGGACCCGGCAAGTACAAGGAAGCCAAGCATACAGATGGATACAGCACCGCCGGCGCATTGGTCCCGATCACAAGCTCGAAGCTGCGGACCTACTACCGTAAGCACGGGCTGAAGGGGCTGAACAACGGCGGCCTGGTGGCCAAGAGCGCATCGAAGGCCCGGTACGTCTACCTGCAGGACGGATACCGGCAATTCCGTCAGATCCACGGCCGGCGGGTGGACATCATAACGCACAGCTTCACCGGCCAGATGCTCGCCGGGATCAGAGTCAACGCAACCAGGAAGCGGATACGGCTGACATTCACCGCCAGCCAGATGAAGAAGGCATACTATACGGACAAGCGACGCCGATGGTTCCGGATGACCATGCAGCAGACAGACCGGCATAGCCAGCGGGTGGTGGACCACATCGTGGCCAACATCAAGAAGGGCAAATAACCCAGGCCAGATAAGGCATAACAGGGTAGGACCCGGATCTTCAACCAGGTCAGCTGCGCCGGCAGAACCTAACTCCAACAAAAACAACAAAGGCACCAGAGCACCCCGCATAGGTGGCACCACTACAGGGTAGCACAAGCACGCCCTGTAACCCTCAAATCAACTAGGTAAACCCGGACCTGGACAGGCCCGCAAATTCCCTGCATGAGAACCAGGAACCATACAGGGAGGATTTAATCGATGGGTCTCTCAAAGGAGGAGCAAGCCAGGCTCCAAGAACTGGCAGGAAAAGACGCCGGGAGTTTAACCGACGAAGAAAAGGCCGAACTGGCCGATCTGAAGAAGAAGGACAAACCCCTGACGCAGGAAGCCTTCGACAAGCTGTGGCGTGAATTGCAGGTAGAGCGGGATGCAGCCGCTGAGATGAAGCGGGACCTCGACACCATGAAGCGCAAGCAGAAGGAAGAAGCAAAGGAATTCAAGCCGCTGTACGAGGAGGAAGTCAAGGCCCATGAGGCCACAAAGGCCCTCCTGGAACAGTACCAGAAAGCTACCACCGCACAATTCAAGGCCACCATTTCAGATCTGCCAGAGCGGGTCCAGGAAAAGCTCGGCCAGGTGGACGAAGCCAAGCCTGATGAAGTCCTCGCCGCCATGAGCAAGGTGGCGGAATGGAAGGAAATGGGCTTTCTGGATCAAAAGCAGGACGGCGATGGCCAGCAGAACGGCGATGACGGCTCCGGGATTCCCGGAGGTGTCGCCAACCTCTCCTGGGCCGACCTGATCAAAGACACAGCCCTCATGAAGCAGGTACGGGACAAGCATCCGGCCGTTTATGAGCGCCTCCGTAAAGAAGGATTGCGCAAAAAGCGCTGATAAGGAGAACCAATCATGGCAAAGACCAAAATCGCTGACATCCTCGACCCTGAGATCCTCTCCGACAAGGCCGCTACCTACTTTCCCGGCAAGGTTGCCTTCGTGGGGACCGGCGTCGCCGATGTTGGCGGGAGCAAGATCGACCAGGGCGGCACCCGCCTGACCGTGCCCAAATTCAAGAAGGCCGCTGACGAATTCGATGACCTGAGTGAAGACACCGGCCTGACGCCCAAGAAGCTCGAGCAGTACAAGGAAGAAACGCCTGTGATCCGCCGGGGCATCGCATACGAGATCGGTGACATTGCCGACCTGGTCATGCTGGATGACCCGAACGAGGAGGTCGCCGTTCAGATCTCCACGCAGGCCGGCCGGACCATCGACCGCAGCTTCATCAACGTCACCATCGGTGCCACCCCTGCCGCAAATACCTACGACGTTTCCGCTGACAGCGGGGCAAAGGTATTGATCGAAGGAACCCACGTGATCAACGCCCTGCTCAAGGTGGGCGACGAACTCGAGAACCTGCGAGCGATCATCATGCACAGCAAGGTCTACGGCGACCTGCTGCAGAACAACCTGATCGACTACGTCCAGGAGAGCGAAGTGGACCGCATCCCGACCTACATGGGACGCCGGGTCTTCGTTTCTGACCGGACGCCTGTGGACACCAGCAACGACAACAACATCTACAGCACCTACCTGGTCGGAAACGGTGCATTTTTCCATGACTTCCAGGCCGAACTCGACGTCGAATTCGACCGGGATATCCTGGACAAGAGCGACCTGATCGCCGCCGACGTGCACTACTGCGTCCACCTTCGTGGGACCAACTGGAAGACCTCCAGCCCGGACAAGCCCACAAAGGCCCAGGTGAAGGATACGGCGAACTGGGAGCAGGCCGCTGAATCCAACAAGGAGATCAAGCTCGTCGCATTGCTGACCAACTAGGCCAGCACCGCCGGCGACAAGGGAGGTCGCATGTTGTACTCACGAAAGCGGGCCAGGAAGCTGGCCGCACAGAAGGCCGCTGAAGAAGCCGCCGCACAGAAGGTGGAAACCTTCGACCCTGAAACCTTCGAGGATTTCAACCAGGAGGCCCTCGAAGCCCTCAAGGTCGGTGCGGAACTCAAGCCTCTGGCAGCCCATCTGGGCATCGAGGGAGCAGAAAAGATGACAGGGGCCAAGCTGGTCGCTGCCATCCTGGAAGCCAAGCAGGACCCGGACCCGGACCCGGACCCGGAATCGGTCCAGGGGTAAACCGTGGCTCTGACCCTCACCATAACGGACGATGATATCAGAGAGGCCGCTGGATTTCTCGGCGGCCTCGATGATCACCTGCCATCAGGGGAAACCGATTACAGCAAGTACATCGATGAAGCCCTGGACCAGGTCAAGGATGACCTGCAGAACGATGGCCTAGATCCGGACGATATCGACGCTTCGGATACGACCCTCAAGTACGCCGTGATCTGGAAGGCGACCGCAATCCTTTTCTACGGGATGATGCGAGCGCCAGGTGACGTCTGGGAGGCCCACGCCAAGCGGGCCGATGACCGCTACGCAAGCAAGTATCGCAGAGCGACCATCACCCTCGAGGACGAAAGCCAGGTCAAGGTCGGCCAGGGACGGGCAACCAGATGAGCAACTACTCGGACCAGAAGGACCGGATCGACACCGTGATGGACGGCCTGGGATACGAGGAGGCTCCAACCCTGGTGCACAACGAGACAGCGCCCAGGACCGGGATACACAAGGAATACAGCGTCCTGGTGGCCGGAATGGCAGAACAGAAGCTGACGCAATCGCTTATGGTAGAGGTCCCGTGGGACCTGGCCGTGATCGTGACCTACAGCACGCCAAACCCGGCAAAGTACAAGGAAGCCATCGAGAACCTGGAGGCCGCCATTACAGGCCTCGCCGCCATTGGGGAGGTTGAACCACCCCTGGAGCCAGAACTGGACCAAGAGCAAGGAATCCTCACGGCGGAAATACCAATTAGATCAAGGAGGCAATAATGCCCGGCATCGACAAAACCAAACTTCTGAAAGGACCCATCGAGGTCATCCTGGGCGACGATAGCGATATCACCATCAGCCCGGTGCCAGAGGTCCAGCTGCGGGTCACGGCCAACGAAAGTGAAGAAACCCTGTCGGACGGGTCCGGCGATACCCACGTGACCGGCCGCAAGGTTGAACTGATCGTGCCCCTGGATGAATTCGACCCTGCAGGAGCAGACGCAGCAGAGGCCCTGAAGGGAGAAAAGGTCACCCTCGAATTCCTCGACGTTTCGGCACCAAACAGCCTGGTCACCATCGACGATGTGGACCAGATCGTTGTGGATCTCGAAGGGACCCGCCAGCAGATCAAGATCACCAAATACGGCCATGCAGCCAGCACCCTCGCCAGCCTGCTGACCGTCGGTGCACCGCCTGCCTAGCGGGGCCAACCAACAAGACAACCTCAACGGGGGATGACACCCCTGACCTTTTGAAAGGATGAAACAATGGATACAGTAGCATTAGAGGCACCAACCTCCCGACGGGGCAACCTGACCAACCAGCTGCAGGACCTTTTCTCCGTGATCATGGGGACGAAGATCGCCAGCAACTGGAAGCCGAACGGCGTGAAGGTTTATCGAGCCTTGCTTACCCAGGCCAGCACCGATGACCCGACGGCAAAAGTCCTGGAGAACACCCTGGGCGGCACCGTGGTCCTCGCCCGCTCTGGAGCCGGCACCTACACCCTGACCCTGGAAGGTGCCTTTACAGCGGACAAGACCTTTGCGATCATCGGGAACCTGGATGGAGCAGTCGGATCGGTCGCCGAAATGGCAAAGATCGAGCGGACCTCTGCCGACGTTCTGACCATCACCACGGCCGACGTGCAAGGCACCAGCCTGGCAGACGCCCTGATGACGGACACCCCGGTGGAGATCCTGGTCTACCCGGCTGACGAATAGTTGCCACCAAGCGCCCATGCCTCCCCGGAGTGACCCACTCACGGGGAGGCCTTCACCAATAAGGAGATAGTCAAATGAGAGATTTAACAAAACTGGCAATCATCGTTTTCTTTGTTTTTACCGCCTTTCTGATCGCCGCCGACCTGGACCAGCCGGAAAATCGACACGGCAATATCATTTCGGCCGACGAAATCGCCGACCTGTATCACATGATCCTGGGAGATTCGACTTTCGACAATATCAACATTAACGGAGTGATCGACGTCGGGAGTGATTCGGTTTCGATTGACGCCCTTTTAACCATTGCCGATATCGATGCCGACTCCGCCTCAATCGACGAATTTACCTCTGTCTACCTGGTCGCCGATTCCGTCCTAGTTGATAGTTTTCTGACGGCTGAGTACCTGGTCGCCGATTCCGCCGCCATTAGCTATGTCGATGCCGATTCCGTTTTTGCCGACACCCTGGCCCTTACAGGTGGGGCGACTATCGCCGGTGATTTAACTGTTTCTGGAGCAGAGGCTGGAGCGGTTGCCATAAACCTTTATGCCGATGAAGGTGATGACAATGCCGATAAGTGGCGTCATGCGGTTGCTGATGGCGGGGCATATTCTCTTGAAAATTATGTTTACGGATCATGGAAACAGTTTTACGGCCTCGGAAGGAAAGAGTTTGTACTTGGTGAATGGGGTCTAGCATCCGGCTTTGCTGCATTCAATTCAGATTGGTATGAAATCAATCTGAATGGACCGGCTACAATTTTTGCGAAGAACGGCCCTACTAATATTTCGCACCCATTCATATTGCTTAACAATGTTAAACTGGACGGCGGGATCAAATACGCAACCACAAACATGGGAGCTTCTTCGAGTGCCCAGTGGTTAGAAATGGACCCCGACGATGGGAATGGTGGCTTCATTTTCAAGACTGCACCGGCTGGTACAGATGGCGACGCCATTACCTTCACTACTTCATTTGAGATCAGGCAGGGATATGCCCAGATTGCCGGAACTGAAAGCAATTCTGCTGTCTTAAATCTTTATGCCGATGAAGGCGACGACAATTCAGATAAGTGGCGGCATTCAGTTGCTGATGGTGGAGTTTATACAATCGAAACCTATGCCGGTGGAAGCTGGCAAGCTGCGGCTGAATTTTCCGGCGACTCTTTATCAGTCACCGACCTGGGCGTATCCGGGACAATCAACGGGGTGAAAGTTTACCGGGCCATTGTAAACCTGTCAGGCACAGACGACCCCGTCGCAACTGTTCTAGAAAACAGTCTGGGTGGCATACCTGTATGGGATAGACAGAGCAACGGGTATTACAACATCGATCTTGCCGGTGCGTTCTCGGTCGAAAAGACCTTCGTCTCGGCACTAGCGCATTTCGATGGCGCTGAAGGTATTGGCTTTAAGGTTGCAGAAGTCTCCAGCGCCAGAACCAGCAACCACCTCGAATTGGTCGTTGCAGAATGGGGTGCCACCGCCCCAAGCGACCCGAACCCAGAAGAAGAAAGTGAGATGTTTATCCAGGTCGAGATCCTGGTCTACCCCTGATCCAATCCATTTGACCTTTAAGGAGCAACCATGCGACTGAATGCAACCAATCTGAAATGGGCTTGAGCAGGTGCTCCGCCTTTACCCGCTCCACATGCCGCCAGGTTTCCACCATTGGTACGTCGGGACGGCCATGAAGGCCCTGGCCTGGGTCCTGGTTTTCCTGGGGCATTTCTGGAGCGGGATAGCGCTGCACATTGCCGGCCAGG